CCAAGGTTCGTTTATTCTTCGAGAACAAGTTATTGATATTAAGAAATGGCGACAAAGAGGTGTGGTTTAATACCGCAACCAATAAGAAAAAGATGTTGTCAGTTCCGTTCGGGGAAGACCCATATGATATGGTAGCCCACTTCTTACGGAGCGATGAAGGCATTGATTCCTTAAAGATGTTAGAATCTACTTTAGGATAATAGATGTTGATTATTGATTGATGATTGAAAGAGGGGGCACTTATTGTGCCCTCTTTTTTTTTATGTATATTTGTAAAAAAAGAACTAATGATAAACTCAGTAAGAAATATGGTGTTGTCTGTACTGAATAAAAATAACTACGGATACATCTCTCCTTCTGATTTTAATTTGTATGCTCAGAATGCACAAATGGAAATCTATGAGGAGTATTTTAGCAGCTACAATGCTGTTATCAATTTAGAAAATGCTCGTGGTGCAGGCGTTAATTATGCCGATATGGAGCAACCAATTGCTGAGACAATGGAATCTTTTTTAAGAAAAGACTATTTATCTAAAATTTCTGCTAATAGATTTTCAGTACCTACTCCTACTACAACAGGATATTATGCTTATATGTTATTAGATGTTGAGTGTAAGCCTGTTAATTTAAAGACAGGAACCAACACGTCAGTTGTAAGTGGTCAATTAGTTGACAGTACAGCAACTTTTACAACCGATGATATTGTAGCAGGTGATGTTGTTACAAACCTTACAACAGGATTGGTATCAACAGTTTCGTCAGTACTTAGTAACACGGCAATCCTTTTAGATTCAAATATATTTTTAGCAGCAGGAAATGCTTATAGCGTATTCTCATCTGCAACTGTTACGCAAGCAGAGAAGGTTATTAATTCAAATATGACACTTCTTAATAATTCTAATTTAACTGCGCCTACAATTCAATATCCTGCATATACTATACAGGGAACTGAGTTGACTATTTACCCTGCAACAATAAGCAACAAGGGTCAAGTTCAGGCTACTTACTTTAGATTCCCTAAGGTTCCTAAGTGGACCTATATTACACTTTCAAATGGTGAGCCGGTATTTGACCAATCACAAAATGATTATCAAGATTTTGAATTACCTATTGAGGATGAATACAAATTGGTTACAAGGATTCTTCAGTATTGTGGTGTATCTATTCGTGAGACTGAAGTTACGCAATTCAATATGGCTAAACAACAGCAAGAAAAAAATCCATAAAATATTAAGATATGGCATATATATCACAGTATCAATACTACGAGAACGGAGGAGTTCAGCCCGAAGACGCCAATTGGGGGTCGTATCAATACGTTAGTCTACAAGACATCGTAAACAACTTCTTGTTGATGTACTCAGGTAACCATTCATTGGTTAACAATGAGGAGCGTTACAAAGTATTGTTCCACGCTAAGCGTGCTATACAGGAATTAAACTACGATGCATTTAAAGAAATTAAAGTATTGGAGCTTACAGTTCCTGATATGTTGAGATACATCTTACCATCTGACTATGTCAATTGGGTACGTATATCTTTATACAAAGATGGTTGGTTAAGACCATTAACAGAGAATATCCAAACACTTTCATCTAAGGCGTACCTGCAAGATAATACAGGTCGTATTTTATTTGACCAATACGGAAACGCATTAAGTCCTCAGTATTCTGAGATTGACTATGACAGATTAACGCATATCAAGAAGAGTATCTATCTTAACCAAGGGAACCAATTCAATGGTCAATTAGGATGGAACTATGATGGTATGTGGTACTTTGAGGCTAATATCGGAACTGCATATGGATTAAATACAGAGACAGCAAACTTTAATCCTACATTCAACGTTGACAGAAAATCAGGAGTAATTAATTTTGATTCATCTATGTCAGGTCAGCAATGTATTTTGGAATATGTTTCTGATGGTATGGAAGGAGGAGATAACTCTTTAATTACAGTCAATAAATTATTTGAGAAATATATTTACGCTTCTATTCAATATGACATTTTAAGTTCTAAATTAGGCGTGCAGGAATATATTGTTGCACGTGCTCGTAAGGAAAAAAGCGCATTGCTTAGAAACGCAAAGATTAGAATCAGTAACATTCATCCCGGCAGACTCTTAATGAACTTAAGAGGATTGGACAAGCAAATCAAATAAGATGGCAAATTTTACAAGAAACTTTATAGCAGGCAGGATGAATAAAGTCGTTGATGAACGACTTCTTCCTGAAGGTGAGTATATAGATGCTATGAATATTAGAATGGGTTCAACCGAGAACTCAGAGGTTGGAGTTATTGAGAATACAAAGGGGAATCTTCCTCTTACTTCATTGTCATATATTGATGGAACTTCTCTTAGCTCTCAAGCAAGATGTATTGGTGCGCTTCAGAATAGTGTAAATGAAACCATTTATTGGCTTGTTCACGACCCAAACTTTTCAGAAGGTGCTACAGGCAAACTTGACCTGATTGTTTCTTTTAATGTTTCAACAAACATATTAACTTACCACGTTGTCAGTATTGACGATGGTGGTGGTGTAAACACTACATTAAACTTTAACCCTAACTATTTGGTTACGGGTATGGATATTTTAAATGATTTGTTCTTTTTTACAGATGATTATAATGCTCCAAGGTTTATTAATATAAATAGGAATTATCCAAACCCTATTGCCAATATTGACCAAGTTAGTGCAGAGTCACTACTTGTTATCAAGAAGCCACCGGTTGAGTCTCCGGGCGTTGAGCCAATTGTAACCAATGGTCAAGAGAACTATTTGGATACAAGGTTTATCTGCTTTGCTTATAGATACAGGTACATTGATGGAGAGTACAGTGCCACTTCTCAGTGGTCTCAGCCTGCGTTTGTACCTAATCCATTTAGCTTTAGCATTGAGAGTTTCTTGAACGAGGGTATGACAAACTTCTGCAACTCAGCAATAATCACATACAACTCAGGTGGTTCACTTGTGGTTGGCATTGACTTATTGTTCAAGAGGTCAGATGGCAATGTCATCAAGGTTATTGAGAAACTTGACAAGTCTAACTTAGGTCTTGCAAACAACACAGACTATCAATATACATTTACCAATAGCAAAATCTTTACCATCCTATCTGCGGCTGAATTGCTTAGATTGTACGACAACGTACCTCGATTTGCAAAGGCTCAGACAATTATGGGTAACAGATTGATGTATGGCAACTATGTTGAAGGCTACGATTTAATAGACCAATATGGTGCACCTGTAAAGTTTGAGTACACAACGAGTTTGGTATCTACCCCAATTGGTAATACCGATATTAGTGATGGACTTGCTGCAGGTAACTATTCTATTAATGGAAGTGTGAGTGTGGCAAATGCTACAGTTACATTTGATTTGACAGGGCAAAATTTAGTTGCAGGCTCAGCAATAAACTTAGATGTAGCTATTACGCATTCTCAATTTTCAGGACAAACTCCATTCCCTACAGAAGAAACAGATACAGTTAGGTTGAACTTTGCTTTCTTTTTGTCTACTACATACACATCAGTGTATCAGTTGGCAACAAGTGTTGAGTTCCAAAATGCAGTAGGTACGGCAGCTAATATTCAAACAGTAGCAAATGCTTGTAACGGTACAACATTTACAGATGCTTTCAACTGTGCGATACCAAACAACTTAGATGCGTTCATTAAGAATGGCAGTGGTATCAGTGCAGTAGGTCAGCCTGTAGGGATTATTACAAGTCCGGGTAGTAGCGTAATTGGATTGCAGTTTCCTGCAATGCGTTATGTAGATAGCTTAAGTACTCCAACGCAAACATTTTATGAATACTATGCAGTATCATTTGCGGAGGCAACTTTTCAAGAAATAGCAAACCCTCAAAGTTTGCATAGCAATAGAGATTACGAGATTGGTATTGTGTACATGGATGAGTTTAATAGAGCTACAACCGCTCTTGTAAGCCCTAACAATACGGAGCACGTTCCTTGTGGATTGTCTGCGTACAAAAACTCAATTCAGGTCACAATACCGCCAACACAATTACCTCCGTCTTGGGCTACGAGATACAAGTTTGTTATCAAGCCTGACGAAGAGAACTATGAGACAATTTATTGTAGCATATTCTTTGAGGACCCATTAACAAATAATGCGTACTTCTTACTTGAAGGTGAGAACGCACGTAAGATTGAGGCAGGAGATAGGCTTATTGTAAAGGCTGACTCTAACGGAGCAACTACTTCTTGTGTGTACGCAACTGTACTTGAGAAGAGTGCTCAGGCTTCAGGATTCTTAGAAATACCAAGTGAATTAGACCCAACAGTAATGTTGCCAATTCCTGCAGGTGTTTATATGAAGATTAATCCTAACAGCTTTAATATCGTTCAGGATGAATTAGCTATTATCGGTCCGGGTAAAATAACTGAAACTCAACCAAGAGGAGGAACCTTCCCTATTCTTTACTACCCAATGAACCGTTATGACACGGCTACATCTGCTTGGGTTGATTATGATATTCCTGCAGGAAGTAGGATTGTAATGACAATCAAGCAAACAAGAAGTGGTGTAGGTAATAGCTGTGAGGAAAGAAGAAACAGTTTAGAAAAAACTCTTGTTTCGTCTAATACATATGACAATATGTATGATTGGTGGATAGGAGATAATATTGAGCAGTTTTTAAATGACGGTTCAAGATATGCAGGAGCAGGTCAATGTATTCCTGACAATGAGTTTATCCCAACAATTACTAATACAGCAGGTGATATTTTAACTGACCTATGTATTAACTATTATAAATTCTACAGAAATACATCAACCAATCAATTACAATTGATGGTAACGGGTACATTACCTTGTACGGGTGTGGGTTATCCTAATGCTCGTGCATCAAGTGTTGAGGTAAGTATTACTGTATTCCGTTCTGATAAGACTTTAATATTTGAGACACTACCAAGCGAGGCATTGCCTGACGTGTTCTTTGAGAATGAGATGTCATTTGCTATTGTGAATGGCAACCATCAAGGTAATATTCAGAACCAAAACATTGGCTCAGGTACCCCTGCTATAGTAGATACCAAGTTCTTTAACTGCTTTGCGTTCGGTAACGGAGCAGAGAGTTATAAGATTAGAGACTCAATTGTAGGCAACTCGTTTGGCTTTGGCAACAGGGTTACAAGCGTATCTGCTCAAGATTATAAAGAAGCTGATAGATTTGCTGACATTACATACAGTGGTGTGTATAGCGATGAGTCTAATGTAAATAAGCTAAATGAATTTAACTTAGGTCTTCTTAACTATAAAGTTTGCGAGCCATCATTTGGTGGTATATACTTAATGGACGGAAGACAAACAGATATTCTTGTTCTTCAAGAAGACAAGATTTCATACGTATTGGCTGACAAGAATCTTATTTCTGACTCTACAGGTGGTGGGGTTGTAGCGTCTGTGCCTGAGGTATTAGGTACTCAGATTGCTCGTAGCGAAAAATATGGCATCAGTTTTAATCCTGAGAGCTATGTTCAGTGGGGATATGACAGGTTCTTTACTGACGTAAAGCGTGGAGCAGTGATTCAATTAAGAGGAGACTCTTATGCTCAAGACCAATTAAAAGTTATCTCTGAAATGAATATGAGAACTTGGTTTAGAGATGAGTTCAATGCTTCATTTAATACACAGAAACTTGGAGGCTTCGACCCTTATATGAACGAGTACGTTCTTTCAAGCAATGAATTAGACTTACCATATAACATTGAGTGTTTAGACTGCGGAATATCTCAGACATTTACACTAACTACATTAGCAGAAGAAACCAATTCTACTAATTACTGCGTTGACTTAGGTCCCGTGGTTGGTCTTACTGATGTTATCTATAGCGTTTCCTCAATATCTGAGGACGGTGAATTTGAGATAATAATTGATTACGATGGTACAACTGATACCACAGGATGGGTTACTGAAGGTGGCACATTAACATTTGACAAGAACAATGTATCAGTAGAGACTGTATCTATAACAATAAACTACAGAGGAGACGTTATATTAAACGTGCTTGCTGATTGTTGTCAAGCTGCATCTCTTACAGTTGTACAGATTGTTCTTACGAATGATTATGAGTCAGGCGATACCATCCATACTCAATACAGGTATGTTGACGGAGCGTTTACTTCTCCATTACAATCGAGCCTTGTTACTTTTGTAGCAGGTACAGATAATCCATTAGTTTCAAGATATAATGTTACAACGGGTCCTGTTGGAACAGGAGCATTCCCTCCGGCAGGTAGTACGGTTAGCTTAATTTCTAATCAATTTGCTACGGATACATTCGTATTTAACCCGGCAACAGACGAGTTTAAGTACTATACATCAGATACTTTGTATGGTAACAATACTTCTGATATTAATACTTTATTAGGATTGGCTACTACAGCTACACCTAATCAGGGAGGTGGCACAAATAACTTTGCAAACTTTACAGTTCCTGCATTACAAGATTACTTGTATTTCATTTGGGATTTTAGAGAAGCTATATCAACAACGTTATGTTACTCAGACGAGAGTGCAAGTGATGCGTGTTGTGGATGTGGTGCTCCTGTGGTAGAGTCTTATAACTGTGTTAGTGGAAGTTGTGTTGACCCGGGAGACGGAAGCGGAACATACTCTACTTTGGAGGATTGTCAAGCTAACTGTTTTGCAGCATCAATATCTTTAGGTGCTCCTCAGTGTAGAGAGAACAATTGTAATGATAATGCAGCTTGTACAGTTAGATATGGTATTAACACATCAAACGCTCCGGTTGGTTCTTACATAACTGTAACTACAGGTACTCCTTCTTCTTTTGCTACTGTAACTATTTCAGATTCAGACCCTAACA